GGTAAAGGACCAAGTGCCTGATTGGAAGGTACAAACTAACTACTGGAACGTAGAAGATACACAACAGTGGCGAACAGAAGACACTGATAATTTCTTTTACGAGATGGAGGAGAAAAAACATGATTAAAAAAATAAAAGATAAAGCTTTACACTACTGGGCTAATCATAAGATTGAGTCTATTGTGTTTGTAGTTTTAGTCATAGCATTAATAATTAAGTAATGAATTTAGTAGATCTGTTAAAGAAAAACATAGTAATGGTTCCTGTTGTAGCCTCTGTGTTAGTTGGAACGTTCACAGGTGTTAAATACATCGTTAACTTAACAGATACTATAAATGCAAACCAAGCAAAAATAGAAAAACTACAGACTATGAGCATAGAAAATATTAACAGAGATATGCAGGTGCTTACAGACAATATCAATACTGTTATTGCAAAATTAGAAAGAGCTGAAGGGACCTGGGAAATGGCTGAAAATTTATACGAAGTTCTAGCTGATAAAGTTAGACAGATGGAATACGATATCAAAGATCTCAACAGAGAAATAAACTATTAGGATTTTATGTACTATGGAGAGCGCCCTGATGAACTACAAATTTACAGCGATACTTATAGTAATGTTATGTCTTTTAGCTTTATTTGCTGACCCTGCATATCCTAGAAACGAATATCTTAATAACAGTGATAGATGTGGTGAGATAGATGTTTCTGTTGAACAAAGAGATTCAGAATATAGACCTTACGATAATTCTTGGAGTAACAGAGACGACAACAGCATAAGACTCACATATAGAAAATACCTTGGCACAGACTGCAAAACTTCAAAAGAAAACATGCAGTTAAAACAACAACTTGAATTGATGAAGATGTGCAGCAAAGTAAACAGAAATCCAAGTCTTGCACAAAATGAAAACTTTGCATTATTAGTATCAAAATGCAGAGGTGTAGTGCCACAAGTGGACGAAACAGAGGACATGCCTACAGGCAGTTTATGGGATGAATTAAAAGAAGAATATATCAAAGAAAACCCAGATTCTAAGACTTTAGATAATAACAGCACGTTGAAAATGCCACCAAAAGATTATATACTACCTAAACCAAAACCAAATGAATAAGAAACCGCTCAACATATCTGAAGAAGCCGCTGTGCAGATGCCTATGAAGACGGTTGCATCATTGATCGCGCTGGTGGCTATTGGAACCTGGGCATATTTTGGGCTGCACGAAACACTCAACAGACACAGCACACAGATAGAATTAATGCAAAAAGATTTAACAGAAAACACAGAGTTTAGAATCAAATGGCCACGTGGACAACTAGGTTCATTGCCCGCGGATTCTGAGCAGTACATGATGTTGGAGGATTTGTATAAGACCACCGATCGACTAAATGCACATATAGAATCCATGGCATTAAACAAAGTTAACATAGAATTTTTAACAAAACAAATGGATAAAGTTTTATTAGATATTGAAAAATTAAAAGATGCCAACAGAGATCTAGGATATAAAAACGGAAACTATAATGATTGAAACAGTAGTAGCACTGATAATGTTTGTAGGAGCAGAAATTAAAGAACACCGTATACAAAAGTCGATGGCTGATTGCCTTCGCGGGAAGCGCCACGCGGAAAGACAATACACACCTAACGTCACATACAAATGCATAAAAAGCAAAGCAGAAACTGAAATTTATATGGGTGAAAAAAGTATAAAAAAGCTTATACTCAATTAATGTTCGACGATTATATAAAATTACAGGCTGAAATAGTAAACGGCAAATGTCCTACGTGTCATGAAATGACAATACTTGTTGGACTATCAAAAGAATATTATAGATGTATAAGCTGTGGCGCTGATCTTCAGCAACACATAAATGGACACATAACTTATCTGCCTACAATCACACCTAGAACTCCGATGTCTGCAGTAAAATACTTTTTTGGCGATGGCAAAACGTAAGTTTACAACATTTGTACCAAGACCAAAGCCACGTAAACGTCCCCGACGTCACTCAAAACGTCCTAATAAATCTGTTAAAAGATCAACAAAAAAATATAATAGACAAGGCCGTCCACAGTAGTTGACAAAGATCCCAAAGTATCCTATACTGATTTGGTTCCTGGGTATGAACCTTTATAACAACTGCCCATAACATACAGGAGAAATAAATATGGATAAATTAGATAAGGTAATTGAAAAAGGTGCTCTTCTAGCAAAGCTGATAGAGCTGAGTGATATGAAACTCTATCTTACAAAAAGAGAAATAGAGTTAAGAGATGAGATAAAAAAAATAGAAGAAGATGAAAGAAAAAATAGTAACGCTTAAACCAGTAGGTATCTCACAGAAACAGTGGGCCAGTTTTTTATTAGAATTAAATCTAATGAAGAAAGCATGGAAACCATACGGTGTTGATGTACAAATGTCAGCACCAGGTTTACGTAATGTTTTAAAGTGGGGCACTAATGCTTATGTCACAAACAAAAAAGTTAGACGAACTAGCAAATCTTTACAACAAGACGAAGAAGACGAAGTATAAAGATCTTTGGTATAAAGAGGTTAAGGAGTTAACTAATGGAATTAGATATCATCGTTCTGAAAGACGAGCTGTATCACGTAGTCAAATATGCAAAAAACGTGACTGATTGTTTTGATATGTGTGATGTGATTAGAGACAATATCACAACATATATAGAAAGTATTAATAGACACATTATCAAAGAGGGTATGTGGGCTGGCGGTCAGTTTTTTGGTTGTATGTGCAGGTAAACCTACCCCGTATAGAGAGGGAAATAAAATGGGGTAGGTCTATGATGAGAACAAAGATAATTACCGATTATCATTTTATATCAATTATGTCAATTGATCTTCAATTGGAGTGCAATAAAATTTTATATGTATAAGATTTGTATCTATCTTTTCCTGACCTATTTCTTCAATCTTTGCAACAGATTCCGCATATCCTGACATTAGGCAATTATACAAACCATCAAACTTTTGATCTACCTGAAACGGTGGTAGGCAAGTGTTTGCGATTCCAGAACACATGATTAAAGTTAATAAAAATTTCATTGACAATCCTATATATTAATCTATAAATAATACAAATATGAAAGGAAACAATTTATGACAGACATGACGAAATACAGAAACGTTTCACTATCAAAAGCAGCATACAAGGTTTTAGAGCAATTGTCGAAGACATTATTGCCCGATGCAAAACTATCTGTTGCTAAAACGATTGAAGTGTTAGCAAATGAAAAAGCTAGGAAATTAAATGGCAATCTTAAAAAAAGTTAAAATGATCTGTGATACCTGTCAAGGCAACGGATACCTTAGAGTTGCAACTGGTGACACATCAATAGACTTTAGAGATAATAGTCAAGTACAACAATGTTGGGACTGTGATAGCGAAGGAGAGTTTTATGAAACAATTGAGACTGATGATATTTCTAATGACGCTAACGGTAGTGATAGTATCCACTAATGGTTTCTGAAACAGATATAGCTTATATCGCAGGACTATTTGATGGTGAAGGTTCTATCACTTACAAACAATATATGAGAAAGAGAAAGCATCAAAAGAAAGCATATCCGACCTGGAGCATCAGGATGGAGATAGCTATGACAGATGAATCTATTTTACGATGGGTACATGAAGTATTAAAGGTTGGAACAGTTAATCCTAAAAGATACAGGACTAAATATACTGTTGGTTGGAAGAAGCAATGGAGATGGCGTTGTCAATTTAGAGATGCTTATTTTGTTGCAAGAGTTCTTTGGCCATACATACACATCAAGATGACTGGTATTCAAAAAATAATTGATCACTACGGCGACCATAAAATTATGAATGGCAATGTAGTTGATTTAAACAAGTACAAAGAATTTATGAGTTTAGAAGTTTAAAATAAGAAAGGAACATTATGAAAGATTATAGAGTAAAAATAACAATAAGAAATGACAGACTTTTGTCTGCCATTGAAAGTATGGGTTTTGTAAGTGTTGCACAGTTTTGCAAAAAATTTGAATTAGAATATCAAAGAACAACAGAAATCATAAATGGTAAGTTAAAACCTTTAGATGATAAAGGATCATTAAGAAAAACATGTGATCAACTTTTAGCTATACTTGGTTTGGAATTACACGAAGCATTTACAGATAGACAGCTACAAGGTTTTAGTAAAAGAACTTTTGAAACAAAAGTTGAAGAGTCTGAACTAAAACAAATGATTGCTCCAGTAAAAAATCAAGAAGTAAAAATGATAGAGCAAGACGTATCTAAAAAAATAAATCAAATATTATCTAGATATTTGGGGCCAAGAGCAGAACGTGTTTTAAGAATGAGATTTGGTGTAGGTATGATGTCATCTCATACTTATGAAGAGATAGCACTAGATCTTGGTTTAACAAGAGAAAGAATAAGACAAATAGAACAGAAAGCTATAAAGACTTTGTCTAATAAAAAGGAGTGTTTGAGAGAACTTGCATCGACTGGGTTCTATGAAGTTTTTCAAGGGATTGATACATCTATGTTAGTAGATGATAAATTAAAAGATGATGTCGACTTTGAAAGTAAACTGGAGGATGTAAAAAATTCACACAAAAAAATTGTTTTAGATACATATGATATGCATCTTCAAGATCTAGAAAAAAAGTTTAGCCTACAACATGATAATCTACAACGTATAAAAGATAGGTTTATAAATAAATTTAAAGAAAATTTTAAAAAAATAAAAAAGAAATCTGTGTCCGATGAATTTGAAATACAATTTTTTAATAATTCAAAAGGGCTTCTGTGGATGGAAAAACAACTAAGTAATATTGTAAATGAACTTATCATGAGAGATAATTTATCTGGTATAGAAGAAGTTAAGAATAAGAAAAACATAGAAAGAGCAAGCACTTTGTATGCTAAAGCTTTAAAAAGAAAAGCTGCTTTTTTAAAAATGAGTGAGATAGATGACAATGGAAACATCATGAAAATAAGTAATTGGAGAGAAAGAAAAATAATAGTCAAAGGGATTTATTACAAATAAAGGAGAAAATATGCACATAATATACGATGAACATAATGAAGAGTATGGGGTTTTAAAAAATAAACCTTTTAAAGATATCTATAAAGATACTTGTAAAAAATTAAAGAAACAAATGCCAAACATGACACCTGATAATATTTTTTACACTGAAGAGGAGATAGAACTTCCTAATAAAGAACAGATGGATCAGCTACCAATGATAGATATTCCAACAGTTCATTTTTATGGTAGTGATAAAAAGGTCTATGATACTGCTTTGTATACTAGTCAAAACGCCAAGGATAGGTATAAAATAATTAAGAAAATAAAAAATTTAAAAGAGTTTTTTAAATTTAAAAAGGAGAAAACTTATAGCTAATGACAATGTTTCACGGACTAGGTATGTTTATATTTGGTATGAGCGCCTTGATTTTTGGTGCGATAATAGCTTATTTTATAATTAATAAAGTGATGAAAGACGATGAAGAAGAACGATAAATATAACTATGCTGATGGTAAACAGATCGAGGATCATGGATCACGGATCTATGACGTTGCAGGATATCGTTTACCAAGTGTAACCACCATATTAGGCAAAACAAAGGACCAAAGTTTTTTAAAAGAATGGAAAGCTAAAGTTGGTGAAGCTGAAGCAGAGAGAATAAAGAATTTATCAAGTGTGCGAGGGACTGCTATGCACAAGTATCTGGAATCTTATATTACAGAAGTTGGTTACGAAGATCTCACAGATACAGGATCACAAGCAAAATCTATGTCTAAGAAAGTAATAGACGTTGGTCTTGCGCCAGTTGATGAATACTATGGATCGGAGGTCACCATGTATTACCCTGGACTGTATGCAGGCCAAACCGATTTGGTTTGCATACACAACGGGGAAGATGCCATAGTAGATTTTAAACAATCAAATAGACCAAAGAAGAAGGAGTGGATAGAAGATTATTATCTGCAGATTGCAGCATACGCCATGGCCCATGACTATGTGCATAAGTCTGCGATCAAAAAAGGTGTGATAATGGTATGTACCCCTGACCTATACTACCAAGAATTTGTCGTTGAAGGGGCAGAATTAAGGCAATATAAACACAAATTCTTGAAGAGATTGGACATGTATCATGAACTAAAGTTTGATGAGAAAGAGCAGCACAACTCTGAAAAAGAGAATGAAGAATATTTAAAAGAATTAAAGGAGAAGCTATGAACGAACGATTAAGAAAAGTCATGGAAGCTAGATACAAGGCCGTGATTGAAGACTGTAAGTATAAGATTAAATGCTACAGTGATCAGGAGATCATCATTCCTGAACATCCAGATATCACCGCTGAGATAGATACCCTGCTAATTAAGATGGCCGAAGCTGAAGACAAGTTGGCAGTAATGGAGCTGCATTATGGCAAGAATGAGGCAACAAAAACTGTTTTGTAGGTATCGGAAAGTGGTTTCTATGTATCGGAACCCGATACATAGAAAGTCAAAATACGTTGTTCTTTAGAACGATTCTAAAAAACTAGCCGATTTTGGTAAATTTTCCGATACATAGAAGTCATTTTCCGATACATAGAATGGCCTTCCGATACATATCCCGATACATAAAAGCCAGTAAATACGCCATCCCGATACTTCCGATACATAAATTATTTTTTTCTAAAAATTTTTTGACTCGGGGTCTAAAAGTGACTTCTATGTATCGGAAACTTATAATATAACAAGATATGCCTAGGAAAAGAAGAAAAGCTATTGCCTCTAATACAACTCCCGATATACCTTATCCGAAAGTCCGAGTGGAGTGGATCGACTGCGTGAGCGATTCGGGCTGGGCTACTGAAAAAGAATTCGATAGAATGAAGTTGGCCAAACCAGTTAATGAAGGTTGGCTATATTCTAAAGATAAAGATTCAATCAAATTGTTTGCATCTTACGATAAAGATGACGATGGTTTTAGTTTTGGAGATAGAACTATGATTCCTCGGGCTTGGGTAAAGAAGATTCAGAAGATATAGTCTCGGACTTACCTTCAATAGTTTTAGCATTTAGCAATGGTGCATAGTCGTCTAATATTTGTTTCATTTTGTTTTCTAACTCTTGCTCTGTTAAATCCTCTAGTTTTCCTGTTTTTATTATCTTCCTGTCTATGTATAATCCTGCTGCTTTGCCTCTATTTGTCTCTGCGTTTACAGCAGAAGAAAAAGAACCTTTTTTAAGAGCCATCTCTTTGATACGATCTAGTTCTGCAACATGGCCTTCATAAGTCACTGCATATTTTTGTATTTTTTCTTCTCTAAGTTTACCAATATAGTCTACAACCAATGGTGATAATTTAGGATTTGTCAATTCATAACCTTCCTGACTACATCTATTAGGACTAAATCCTGCTAGTTTTGCGGCCTCTGTTTTAGTCACTGCTTTACCTTCTTTGTCACCAAATACTAGTATTTCAGCAAACTTTCTTTGCATTTCTGTTAATCGTTTAGGTACACCCATATTTGACAATCTAAGGTAACTATCCTATAAAGTCAATAATGAAAGTATACGGGAGAGGCCCATTAGATTTGACTAGAAGACTAGCTAACTTGGAGGAAGCTGTAGAAGGCTATAAGGTTTTAGTTGAAGAGCAGAAAAAACAAATCTGGGAATTAAAAAAAGTTGTATCTGAGAACGAAAAAAACAAAAATCTATTGCAAGGATATCAAAAAGTGATAGAGGATTTATCATTCAGGTTGCGTAAATAATGTTTGTAAAACACCTGCAAGAGTATTTAGACAAGTTCACAGAAGGCCCTAACGGTAGAAGAGGCAACGCTGTCAGCAATGCTAGAATATATATTGCAACAAAAGGTGGCTATCTTGAAGAGATAAAACGGATTGAAGTGCATGAGAGTAATAATCCTAAAGACACATCTATCCGTGTTGTTTTGAAACCAAATAGAGAAGAAAAACTTATTTTACCACCTGGTTATGTAAAAGATTATTAACTAGGAGTATTACCCGATGCAATGGGGCCAGAAGCTAAACTATATAAAAAACTTAAAAATTCTTCAAAAGATATCATTTGGACTAGAATTGAGAACTTCAGTCTACTTGGGACTCCTGATATACTGGGGTACAATAATCGTTTTACCTTTTTCACAGTAGAGTTAAAAGTTGCAAGTGGCAACAAAGTTCGCATGTCCCCTCATCAAGTGTCGTTTCATATCAAACATCCTAAAAATTCTTTTGTGCTTGTGGAGTGGAAGGATAAACATTTATTATTTGAAGGACATCAATCGCTTGCGCTTGTAGACTCTTCTTTGTCCTCGCTTGAGCCTGTCGCTTCATCGCTTGAAGATTCGGTATCTTTTTTGTCATCGCTTGGTGGTTGATTCTTTTTAAGTTCTTTATAATACTTTGGATGTTTAAATGTGTGGGTCGTTACACTACTCACTTTCTTTCATAATCCATTGACAATCATTTGTATAAGTTGAATTTGGATGTTTATCTTTCATTTGATCATGTTCACATTCAAAACAACAATAATTATTTATAAAATCACACAAATCACAATCTTCACTTGGTTTTATAAAATCTAAATTTATATATTTCATTTTTTATACCATCCTTTGTCTTCAATAAGATCACAAATCGTTTTAAATTCTAATTTACCATCATGCTGATCTGCGTCCCAACCTTTTGCATTTATTTTACAAATTTCTAAAACTTTTTTAAGTTTATCTTTGTATGGGTTAATGACTTCAAACGCTCGGTCATAACCCCGCTCTTCTGCAAGGTCTTCATCTTCTCTTATTTCCAAGCCTGCGCTTTCACACTCTTGTATTATACACTCTTCAACTTCATTTTGAGGTATCATATCATTTAAACAAAAATAATGTTTTGGTAGTTTCATATTATCCTTTCTGCTCGCTTGCGCTTGTCGCTTGCTCGCTTGTCGCTTGCTCGCTTGTTAGTTTTATTTTTCTTAATCTTAATAACCTCATTTGTGATTTTGTTAATGATCGACCGCCGTTTAGTCTTTTAAAACCATTTATATTTAAAATTTGATTATCTTTATTTATATAAACGTATTTAGACATCTTGCACAAAACCGTTAAAATTTTTAATTGCTCGACCTTTAGCCCGTAAACCTACAATTATCTTTTTCGGGTCTAAATGTCTTAAATCATGTTTATCACCGTCAATAACCTTACGTCCCAACCATTTTTTCGGTAGTTTTTTTCTAAATACTGTTGCAATATTGTATTTAGTTTTTAAAACTTTTTTAACATTATCTAAATTATTTTCCGCTTGTGAGTAAGTTAAGCTATAATTTTTTGGCAATTTTTGTAATAATCTATTAGCAATTTTTGTATAATCTATAAATTGTACGTTAGGGTTATTTTCCATTAAATTTTTACCATTTTCTAATCTATAACGCTCGAAGGGTAAATCGCTTGTCCCGTTCAATCTAACAGTATATTTTAGTTTTTTTCTTTTTGCTCGTTCGCTTGAGAGTTTTATTTCGCGGTCTAAATGATTTAAGAATTTCAATCTATCCGCTAAAAAATAATATTTCTTGTTTAATCTTGATTTTTGAACGCTTGTCATTTGACCCCGTCCGCTTGTGTTTAAGCATAAATCAACACATACGGGGCTAGAACTAGCACATATATTCACGCCACCAATATTTGACGGGGCTAAATGTAATATTTCACTTAAATATTTATACCCGCTTGATTTTTGCATTTTATAGGTTGAACTACCTAATAATTTCTTTTGTTCTTTATATTTATATTTCATACTTTCATCTCTGTTAGGGTCTAGCGTGTTTCACTTTAGGCTAATTTACACTAGACCCCACTATTAAGGACAATAATTTTAACAATATTGTCATTTAGGAATATAGGGGCTTGACAACATATTGTCAATAGGATAATTTGGGATAATCAATAAATAAATATAAAGGATAATAACATGAACAAAGATGAAACACACAAACCCGTTATTTTTTCAGATAAAAAAATAAAAATTTATGAAAAAATAATAAAAGAACAAACCGCAGAAAAAAAGCGTGAGTTGAATAGATCGCTTGACAATAAAACTGACGGGCTAATGAAAAAAGAATATCCATCTTTTTTAAAATCTATTAAAGTTAAAAAAGAATTGGATATATTACAAAAAGCTGACAATGAGTTAAAAGAATTTGAGAGGCAATTAGAAAATAAAAAACAGCGTTTAAAAGATGCTGTTAAAATTGCTGTCAAAAAGTGTCAAGCGATTTGTGAGCGTCAATCTAAAATTAATGATTGGAACGCTGATTTTGATTTTTATCAACCAGATTTTGATAGTTTTAATAATAAACTCGATCAAATTTGCCGTGATGAAATCACTAGAAAATTAAGAAAATCAACAACTGAAGGTAAACAATTAGATGAAATAGACAATAGAATGAAAAATTTATTGTTAACTTTAAGTTATCCAAATTTAAAAGCTAAAGCAGTTGATTTAAATAAAGCTCTTGAAAGCGGCGGGTCTATGTTAGCAATTGCGCTTAACCCTGACACGCTTAAACAAATAGGCAATAATTAACACTTGACAACATACGGGACAATAATTTATTGTCCCGTATATACAGAAATAATATGCAAATAGAAAATAAAAAATCAGAAGTTAATAATTTTATTGGTATAAAAACTAAAGAAGATTTTAATTATCCGCTAACATTTATAATTTTAGGAATTTTAACAAAAAATTATTTTAAATATAATTGTTATTCAGAATTTACACATAGAGACATTGCAAATAAAGTAAATGATTTATTTGAAAATGTAATTAACATAAAGGGTTGGAAGACAAAAAATAAAGAAATAGATTTAAATGTTAGAATAGAACTTTATAAATTAAGGGAATATGAAGTTATTAAATTTATTTCATTAAATAAAAAAGATACTTATTCAATTAAAGCAACTGATAGGGCTAATGAATTATTATTATATATTCATAACTTATTTTTAAAGGGTCATTTTAACAATGAATTTAAAAATAATTTTTATAAGTTTAAAATCAGACATAAAGAAAATGATACTAGAATTGAAATTAATTTTACAAATATAAAGGGTGTTTTAAATGCTTAAATTGCGAGATTGTGAAGATTGTAATTTATGTTGTAAATTGCCTGAAATACCTTCAATAAATAAAAAATCTTATTCATGGTGTAAAGATTGTAATATTGGGGTTGGTTGTTCTATTTATAAAAATAGACCCCAAAAATGTAAAGAATTTTTTTGTGCATGGAAAATAGGTTTATTGCCCGAAAATTTAAAACCTAACAAAGTGGGTTTTTTTGCTTTTTTAGAAAATGAATTATCACCAATTGAGAGGGTTTTAACTGTTTATTGTGAGCAATATAAACTTAATAACATTATAAAATTTCTTAAAGATGTAAATATTACAAATAAAATAGGTCAAGCGTATAGGTTTGTAATTAGATATAATCAAAATGACAATGATTTATATATCTATGACCCTAAAGCAATAAATAAACTACTAACAAAGGACGATATAATATGAAACAATTAAACTTACTAGATCCTAATTATTTTAAGGATCAAATAATAGAAAATATGAAGCGTGAAAATGAATTACGGGGTTATGCTAGATTATTTTTAATTAATGACTTGTTAGGACAATTAGCAACTAATTTGAAAAATAAACAAGATGTAGAAAAATGGTTATTAACACAAAAAGATAACGCTAAAACCATGATAAAATTAAACGCTAAATTTAAAGACCCTGATATTGATAAATTATGACAGAATTAAAAGAAGAGCATTTTGAAGTTATAAGCAAGAATAAACAAAAAGCACATGACGACCGCCAAAAAATGCGAGATCAACTGGCGTTTTTTGTTCTCAATTGCGATAGCTACGATTTAATGAAATTATATGATGAATTCAAGCGACTTAAACGAGATAAGACTATTAAATAAAAAAGACTTTTTAATAGATATTATTAAACCGCAATATAAAGAAAAATATAAAAACTGGAAAATAAAAGATTTGCGGGAATATTTTGAACTGACACATAAAAAACATGGAAAATATGTTAATTATCATGGACATTGTTTTAAATGTTTTACGCCATTAAAAGCTGATTACATTAAATACGAAAATTATTGTCAAGATTGCTAAATAACCTCAAAAAAACATAATCAAAAATAATCAATAAGCGTTGATTAATCTATATTTTATATAAATTTTCACTATTACATCTTGAGTTATTGCGGGGTTAATTACTTGCCCCGTGCCGTGATCCGTGAACCATGCAAAACTTTTTGAGATCCGCTTGTCCGTGATCCTTGTAGCTTGTGCATTTTTTTATGAAAATTTTAGCTTGTGCGTTGAAAAATAAAATAAAAAATAAAAATTTTTTTTTAAACCCTCGCTGCTAACTAAACTACGTCAATTTAATTAGCAGCTTCTTCGGGTCCTGATCGATCACGCTCACAACCACCGCTTAAGTTCGTTGATTGTTAGAGGGTCATTGACTTATTTAGGAATTCATTACGCGCAACCTAAAATGTTCATCAATGACCCTCTAACAATGGGCCGTTGTTCACGGCCCATTGAACTATTTAAAATTCTCTAAAATCAGGGGCTATAATTCCATAACCGCCCCAATCACGATGAATATTAAAATTGTTATTTCTAATATATTCATCATCAATTTTTAGAGCATAACCACGAGCGTCACCATTTACAAAAACAACTTTTTTATTATTCAAAATGGCTTGAACTTTGGTTAATATCTTACTTGTTTTGTGGCCATAATCATCTGCGTAAATATCCCCGTTGCAATAATCAACGGCTAATTTATGGGCTTTGTTCTCGAGCCTAAATAACCGCTTACATAATTTAACGGGATCTATATCTTGATTAAGATTAAACGCAGCTTTTAAATCTTGGCCGTGTTTAGTGATCCTTGAATATAAGATCTCTTTTTTATTGTCCAACATTATCCTTGACACTATAAAAAAAATAAGTTATTGTCAATAGTGAAAGTGAGGACAATTAAAAAAATGACATTAAAACAATTAGAATTTGATTTTAATGCTCCGAAACCTAAAAAGCCTAAATTTTGGAAAATTGGAATTTATTCAATTTACCGAGAGCAAGGCGGTGATGAAGAAGGCGGGTGGGCATACGATCAAATGGAATTAGTTAAAGGTTTAAAAAAATCTTTTACTAATAAAGCGGACGCTTTTAAATGGGCTAGGCGTATTAATAATTTACCTAGTTTTAAAAATCAACGGGGCTTTAGTTGGGAGCCTAAACACGGGGCAAGGGTATTTTTTAGAGGGCTGCCAAATGACTACCCAAAAAACCCGCCTCATTACTCTTAACACTTTTTTTCATTAGCTCCCACTTAACGCGGTTCAAGTTTCTTGAGCCGCGTTTTTTTATGCCTGTTTTTTCCGCGTGTTTTTTCTGTAGGGATCCTAAAAATTTTCCAAAAATATTAGAGTACGAAGTACCTTATACCCCTAAACGCAGATAGGGATCCTAATATATGTATATATATGCTTGATTTATACATACATACCCTGTAAAAAACGTTTTGGTACCATGGACTTGAATCAGGTAGATATAGAAAAATTACCTGCAGATGTCAGGAAGACCTTCCGACAACTTCAAGTGTTGCATGCAGAAAAAAAGATACAGAATAAGGCTAAAAATGATTTCCTATCTTTTGTCAAATGTGTGTGGCCAGATTTTGTAGAGGGGTCCCACCACAGGCACATTGCAGATAAATTTAATAAATTAGCGACGGGTGAAATAAACCGTTTGATTATTAATATGCCTCCTAGGCATACTAAATCAGAATTTGCATCTTATCTTCTGCCAGCATGGATGGTGGGCCGTGATCCTAAACTCAAGATCATTCAAGCAACACACACAGCAGAACTAGCAATAAGGTTTGGTCGTAAGGCAAAGAATCTTATTGACTCAGAAGATTACGCAAAAATTTTTAAAACAAAATTACAAGAAGACAGTAAAGCAGCAGGACGTTGGGAGACATCAGATGGCGGTGAATATTATGCAGCTGGTGTTGGCGGTGCGATCACAGGTCGTGGTGCAGATCTCTTGATCATTGATGATCCACACTCAGAGCAAGACGCTTTATCAAAAGCATCTTTGGAGAGAGCTTACGAGTGGTATACGTCAGGACCACGTCAGCGTTTACAACCAGGTGGTAAAATTATTTTGGTTATGACCCGTTGGTCTACGAAAGATTTAACAGGTGCATTAGTTGCTTCACAAAAAGAAGTTAAGGCTGACAAGTGGCACGTGGTTGAGTTTCCAGCAATCATGGATAACGGACCAGTGTGGCCAGAGTATTGGAAGATGGATGAACTTGAAAAAGTTAAAGCAGCTCTGCCCGTTACTAAATGGAACGCACAGTGGATGCAACAACCAACTAGTGAAGAAGGTGCAATATTAAAACGAGAGTGGTGGCAAACTTACGAAGAGGATGACATCCCACAGATACACCACGTCATACAATCTTACGATACAGCTTTTTTGAAAAAAGAAACTGCAGATTACTCTGCTATTACCACATGGGGTATATTCTATCCGTCAGAAGATAGTGGTGCTAATCTAATATTGTTAGATGCCATCAAAGGTAGATACGAGTTTCCAGAGCTACGTCGTCTTGCATTAGAGCAGTATAGATATTGGAATCCTGAAACAGTTATTATTGAGGCAAAAGCATCTGGTCTACCACTAACTTACGAGCTTAGAAAAATGGATATACCTGTTATGAACTTTACCCCGTCAAAAGGAAACGATAAGCATGCCCGTGTGAATGCTGTTGCACCTCTGTTTGAATCTGGTATGATATGGGCTCCGAACCAAAAGTTTGCAGAAGAGGTGATCGAAGAATGCGCCGCTTTCCCTTTTGGTGACCATGACGACTTGGTTGACTCCACCACGCAAGCCATCATGAGATTTAGACAAGGTGGCTTGATCGATCATCCAGAAGACTATGTGGATGAGATCAAAGAACAAAAACAACGAGTGTATTATTAATGGCTGAAGGCATATTAACATTAAATCCAAGTTTTCCTCAAAGAGATCCAGATGCTGAAAGATTACCGATTATAGAAGCACCACTTGGAGCAGGAATAGGTTTAGCTTTAGCTAACATGTTTAAGAAAAGAGGTATTGGAGATAATAATCCTCCAAGTCCTATTGAAGAAGAAAAGCCACCGCAACAAGAACCACCTAAAGGTCCAGATATTGGAGAAGAGATTTTAACAAATCTTGCAATAAGAGAACTTGAGAAAAAAGTAAAAGAAAAAGATAAGTCGGGTGTTGAGTTACCTACTTCTTTAACAACTCAAAATTTTTTAGATGATGAATTAATGAATGATCTTTTAAAAATAAGAGGAGGTATAAAAGGACATCAAGAAAATATGCGAGGTCCTTTTCCTAAAATGCCAAACTCTACGAAAAATTTTATGCAAACAGAATTACTTAAAAAGTTAAATGATAAATATAACCTTAATTCTTATCCAGAAGGTGAAACACCAGAGACAGTTAATCCATTTAGAAAAGATTATTTAGAACGTACATATAATAAAAGATTAAGTGGGGTAGAATATATAACATCAGTCGCGTATGAAGTTATTGGTTCAAAAGACAAAGATGCTATAATTGTTGTGGATGAAGATAATTTGCCTGTAGCAGCCGCAAAAATAAGTATACCTGGAACTCCTGGGAATATTAGTGATGTATATCATAAAGATTCTGTAGTAATCACAGAAGCAGGCAGTATTTTTACAAAGGCAAGTGATCAATTATTTAATGACATAATTCAAAAAGCAAAAGAAGAAGGAAAAAGATTTGTAGTTGCAGAGGATTTAACGACTCCCGAAGCTTTAGAGGCTATGGAAAAAAGAGGTTTTAAAAAACCTACTACAAAAGATATTAAAAAATTTAAGGGTAAAAAAATTAGAAGACCTAATGGGAGATCTGCTGTTCAAAAAAATTTAGTCTTAGATTTAGGTGCCCCTGAAAAAAAAGCCATGGGCGGCATGATTGATAGGCCTTTACCAGGAGGCAGTAGATATATATAATGGTAAAAAAGCTCACGACCACAATACCCCCATTACGAGGACCTAACCCACAGGGGTTGAATGTTCCGTTAAAACAAGTTAAAACGATCAAACTGGAGAAATTAAATGGCAGAAATAGACAAGTCGCTTCCAAACGAAGTTCGAACAGAAGTAGAGTTACCAGCTGAAGAAGTAGTTGAGGAAGAAGTTACAGAACAACAAGGTCCCGTAGAAGTAACACCAGAAGAAGATGGTGGTGTTACATTAAACTTTGAACCAGGAGCAGTTAACGTTCCAGGCACAGAAAATCATTTTGATAATTTAGCAGATATTTTACCCGACGATATCTTAGATCCAATCGGTAATGACATGGTTAATAATTACATGGATTACAAATTGTCTAGAAAAGATTGGGAACAGTCTTACATACAAGGTTTAGATTTATTAGGATTCAAATACGAAAATAGAACAGAGCCGTTTCAAGGAGCAAGTGGTGCCACACACCCAGTTCTTGCAGAAGCGGTAACACAGTTTCAAGCACAAGCTTATAAAGAATTACTGCCTGCAGAAGGTCCTGTAAGAACGGATGTCGTAGGGGCAGTTACACCACAAACAGAGCAACAATCAGATCGTGTAAAAGATTACATGAATTATTTGTTGATGGATCAAATGCAGGAGTATGAACCTGAGTTTGATCAGATGCTGTTTCATTTACCACTAGCTGGATCAACTTTTAAAAAAGTTTACTACGACCAACTTCTAGGAAGAGCAGTGAGTAAATTTATACCTGCGGAGGATTTGATTGTCCCGTACACGGCTACCTCATTAGACGATGCGGAGTCAATCATCCATTCGCTAAAAATGTCAGAGAATGATTTAAGAAAACAACAAGTCAACGGTTTTTACAGTGACGTAGAGTTAGGACCGCCAAGTGTTACTAACAACGATGATTTAACAAAAAAAGAACGTGAACTAGATGGTACAAAGAAAACTGGAAAACAAGAACCAGTTTATACTTTGTTAGAGTGTCATGTTAATTTAGATTTAGAAGGTTTTGAAGAAGTTGATTCTGAAGGCGAACCAACTGGAATTAAGCTCCCTTACATCGTAACGGTTGAAGAAGGATCCAGAAAAGTTTTAGCTATCAGACGTAACTATGCACCTGAAGATATAAAGAAAAGTAAAATCCAATATTTTGTCCATTTTAAATTTCTTCCAGGTCTTGGGTTTTATGGCTTTGGGTTAATTCACATGATTGGCGGATTGAGCAGAACTGCAACTGCTGCTCTCCGTCAATTATTGGATGCAGGTACATTATCTAATTTACCAGCAGGATTTAAACAAAGAGGTGTAAGAGTTAGAGACGAAGCATCTCCAATACAACCAGGTGAGTTTAAAGATGTAGATGCACCAGGTGGTAATTTAAGAGAATCGTTTTTCCCACTACCATACAAAGAACCATCAGCAACATTATTACAACTGATGGGTCTTGTTGTTGGCGCTGGTCAAAGATTCGCGGCTATTGCTGATATGCAAGTGGGTGATGGTAATCAACAAGCGGCTGTTGGAACAACAGTTGCGTTATTGGAACGTGGATCACGGGTCATGTCTGCAATACACAAAAGATGTTACGCAGCTATGAAAAAAGAATTTAAACTACTTGCAAAAGTAGTAGCACAATATCTACCAGCAGAATATCCGTATGACGTGGTCGGTGGTGCAAGAAACATTAAGCAATTAGATTTTGACGATAGAATAGATATCGTGCCAGTTGCAGATCCAAATATATTTTCAACCGCACAAAGAATTACAATGGCACAAACAGAATTACAACTTGCACAATCTAATCCACAGATACACAACCTGTATAATGCTTACAGAAAAATGTACGAAGCAATCGGTGTAAAAGATATTAATCAAATATTACCACCACCTGCACCTACTGTTCCAAAAGATCCTGCGTTAGAACATATTGATGCTTTAGCAGGTAAACCTTTTCAAGCTTTTCCTGGTCAAGATCACAGAGCACACATCACAGCGCATTTAAGTTTCATGTCAACTAACATGGTTAGAAATAATCCTGCAATTATGGCTGCGATACAAAAAAATATTTTAGAGCACATATCGATCATGGCTCAAGAACAAGTACAATTAGAGTTCAGAGAACAAATTATGCAGTTACAAATGCTACAACAACAAGCTGCAGTCAATCCACAAGCAGCACAAATGCTACAACAGATGACACAAGAGATAGAATCTAGAAAAGCAGTGTTGATTGCGGAGATGACAGCAGATTTCATGGCAGAAGAGAAGAAAATTACTTCACAATTCGACTCTGATCCGTTGTTAAAACTAAAAGCAAGAGAAGTTGACCTACGTGCGATGGAAAATGAGAGAAAAAGAGACAACGACGAGGCACAAATAGAGCTTGCAAGAGCAAGATTGATGCAATCAAAAGATAATTTTGATGAAAAACTAGAACAGAACGAAGATTTAGCAAAATTACGTGCTGGAGTTAGCCTTGCGAAGTCTGGTGTACAGCAAGCATCGGTTATGATGGAGGATAATTAATGCCTTTGAACAAAAAAGGTAAGAAAATTATGAAATCCATGAAAAAACAGTACGGAAAAAAACGTGGAGAAACTGTTTTCTATGCATCTAAAAATAAAGGTGTTATAAAAGGCGTAGAAAAAACTAAAAAAAGGAGCTGAAATGCAAAGACTTGATAAAATCAAAGAAGTTAAAGTTGCAGAGCAGAGTATTGAAGTAGATCCTAGATCTAAAACTACTGCTGACCAAGCATTTAACTACATTGCAACAGGAAAACCTGAAATGCCAGTAGGCGGACAGAAAAGAATGTTGCCAGAAAAGAAAAGAAACTCTAAGGCGTACTAATGGCCTGGTTTAGTTTAGCAAAACTAGCGTTAAACGCTGGGACGCATATTTATAAGAAG